CAATAATGTATCAAGGCGACTGCGGTTGAGCCCATTGAGTTTCATAATTCACACCTTCAACACCAGAAGGCATGTTATTCTCATTTTCAGTAAATGGATTTGCGGTTTGATTTCCTGTCACATTCAATGTTGAAGGACTCTTCACCCAGTACTGATATGCGAATGTTACTGTAAATTCTTCAATAGTATCTTTATCATCCCAACTCAATGTGATTTGATCTACAGAGGTTGGAAATGCATCTTTAAAATAATAAGATGCAAGATAAGGACCACCAGGATTTCCAGTATGTGTTGAAATACCACCATCTTTTTGCAGTTGATGAACTTGCATTTGACCATACACGTTATCACCAGCAGTTGAACCAAATCCTGATTGTGCTTCAAAAATTGATGCACCTGGTGAGATGTATTCGATCCATGCTTCGAAGAAGTGACGAATCTTATAATTCTCATCATTTAGGATTGTAACTGACCATGGTGCAAACGTTCGGTCAATTGATGGAAGTTTGACATCCCTTCCAAGGAATGTCTTTGTAATTTCACCCAATGTACTTTCAGGAATCGATGATGCTTTGATAAAGAATGAAATATCCTGTGTATCAAAACCGAGTGAATCAAGAGCCGCTTGTACATTCGTAGGAAAATAAATTGTGGCAAAGAACAGAGATGGTCTTGCACCACCTCCGACTAGCCGATTTCTTAGTGCAGTGACATTAATTCCCATGGTAACTCCTTTAGTTAAATTAATCTAAGCCAAGGTCTCTAAAATCAACCGTTTGTCCAACGGCTGTGAAATTCAACTTAATGAAGTTAATCACATAAGTTGGGCGAATGTAGATATCAGCTACAAATTTATTTTCTTCAATCAATTCATTTGTATTATTTGTTTCATCACAAACAATTCTGTACTCAGTACAACCTTGTTGTTGAACAATCTTTTCGAGATAGTTTTCAAGTTGTCTTGTAAACTCTGCTCGAGTTGATGCGGTGTTAAACTCAAACAACTTTCTTCTTGCTTGGAACACAACAAAATCTTTTACAGTAATGAACAATCTTCTTACATTGATTCTGTCAAATGCACTTGCAACTTTGGTCATTGTTTTATCACCAAACAGCAATGTACCTTCACCACGAATCGTAATTATAGGATTGATCTGATTTATATATTGTTCATCTCTTGCTTCTTGAGAAGGATTGAAAGCGAGTTTAACAACATTCTTAATCTGACCACGATTATATCCAGCTGGTGAATACCAAGGATAATAATTGATATCACATTGAGCCATTAAACCGGCAATGTCTCCAGACAATGGAAGCCATCTGTATGTATCATTGAAACTATCGTATTGATATTTAAAGTTTCCATCCATAAATGCATATGAACTATTGTAAATACCATCTCGCCAATTGACCATTCGATCTGTGATCAATTTCTCATCTGAGTATCCGCTTGCAATTTGTCCATACTCACCAGAGACACAAACAACACAATCTTTTCGTTCTTCTGCCATTTGAATCATCTTTGAAATTGCGACACGGGCATCGAGAGGATGTCCTGGAATATAAGTCCAACCAGTTACAAAGAAATCTACTTCAACATCTTCTTTTGATTTGAACAATTCAATTGCTCGAAGAACATCATCTTCTTGTGTAGGATTTCCACCTGCACCGCCGGCAAATCTTTGTGCAGCATAATCAGCAGGTCCAGTCAGATTTGTGTGGTAAGTTGTGAAAACTGTACCTGGTGTTTTATCACCCCAGTTTGAATAAGACATCGCCCATTTGAGTGGATGCGCTGCCCACTTAATCCATTCTGACGTATTGTTAACTCGAGTTACATAATAAGTTGGCGCTCCAAAATCATCTCTACCATCTCTTGCTACAGAGAGACTTGCATATGATTCAAGAACTTGTCCAACATTTCCAGTGATCGCTCCACCATCGTCAATTACAGCAATATGAACTTCATCTGTATAATGTCCGCTCATATTCTGATTAATTACTCTTGCGTTGTTTGATGTTGCAGGTGCTTGTGGAAATAATTGAGCGTATTTCCATTCTCTTACCCAATAAGTTGGTGTTGCTGGAAGCATTTTACCAACAATTGGTCTGTCAACACGAATTTCTGTATTTGAAATAATTTCAGAAACAACAAGTCTTTG